ATAAACTTGGTGGTTGGTATAAGTATGAAGGCAACAGTATTGCTAATGGTGAAATGAACGCCGTGGCATTATTGAAAGAAAATAATGAACTTTACACAAAAATTAGAGGACAAGTTATTGAGTCCGTAGGGTTGAAAGATATCTATGAGCAAAATAGCAGATAGTGTTTTCAAAATTTTAAATAGATTATACCCACCTATTCCATATAAAAGGGTACATCAAGAAATTTATGTGCCATATAAAGGCACTAAGTTATTTTTTGATTTTTTTATAAGAGAACTGGGCATCTTTGTAGAAGTTCAAGGTGAACAACATGAAAAATTTGTAAAACATTTTCATGGTGATAAAGCCGGTCTTGATGCACAGCGCGCAAGAGATAACTTAAAGTTACAATATGTTGAAGAAAAGAAAAAATGTCTTATAAGATTTAAATATAATGAAAATATAACTGAAGAACTTGTTAAAAACAAAATAAATAAAGTTCTGGAAGGACAATGTTTTTATGAGTAAATTAGTTATCAAACAATCAGAACGGGGCCTAAGAGACCCAGATGGTTGTACACTTGATTCTAAAATATATAAAAAAGACTGTTGTGATTTTGTGTGTTTGGAAGATGGAACAATAGTCCGAGAATGTCGTTATTGTAATTTAAGTTTGGTTTGTAGACAAGTAGATGTGGTAAATGGAAAATGGATTCCTATGGAATCACATTTACTTCCTGTAACAGATGAATCTGGACAGTTAGTTGAGCATCAATTTTTTTGTACAGGTATGCACGATATACGTTCTTTAAACGAGCGTGTAGAGGATGATAAGGTGTCATGATGGATAAAAATCTTTTATCTTATGAAAAAATAAAACCGAACCAAGATTTGATTGATGAAATTTGGACTTTCGATGTAAAAAATTTGGAAGCAGTATCTGATACAAAGATAAGTAAATACACAATTGCTCTTGGTCAGTGGATGATTTACTATAAAGCACAGACAAATATTGTCCGCGCAGAAGTAAATAAGAAACAAAGCGATCTCGAATTTGTTATAGCAAGTGTGCTGACGCCGGAAGATGTTAAGAAGCATGGTACTAAAACAGCAGCAGTTGCTTATCTTATGCAAGCAGATCAAACAATTAATAAGATGCAAACGGATATAGACAGATTAAAAGCGGATTTGACACGCACTGAAGGAATAGATAAAGCGGTAAGTGAATTAATAGCAGCATTTAAAAGAGAGTTAAGTCGTAGAGAAAGTGAATTATATACTTTAAGGAAAGAACGCTATGGCCAATAGTGAAGAAATAAAAGATTTGTTTTGTAAGCCGACGGATGAACGAGCATTACTTTCTTTTTGCTTTAAGAACATGGAACATTACTATACATTGAGTTCTAAGATTACGGAGAATGATTTTCTTCGTCAAGAACACAAAAATCTTTTCACAATAATGGGGTCTATTCATAATCAAGGTGCTAATCATTTCGATTTACCGTTTGTTGTTGCTGTTGCGCAACAGATGGGTGCAGTAGACAATGTCGGTGGTGTTGACTATCTTCAATCAATTAATAGCATGATTGTCTCAGAAAGAAACTTTGACATCTATCTGAAGAATGTTGTTCAGGCTAGTACGAAACATCGTCTATACAACATTGTGCAAGATAATATTTCGCTAATTGCCGATAATTCAAAAGATGGCTTAGAAGCAGCAGATCTTATTGGTAAAGTAGAATCGCAAATCTTAGATCTTTCCACTGAAAGTAAAGCAATAAAAGAACCAATCAATTTGGGTGATACCATTCGTGCCCTTTTAGATGGTCGTAGGCATAATAAAATTGAGATGATTGGACTATCAACTGGGTACCCAATTCTTGACAAACAATTGGATGGTCTCATTCCAGGTACGCTAAATATTGTGGCCGCGCGAATGAAAATGGGCAAAAGTACTTTTTTATCCAACATAGCGGCGCACGTTGCTTATAGAAGTGGAGTAAATACTTTATATGTAGATACGGAAATGCCTTATGAGCAATGGGGCGACAGAATTATTGCTGGTATTTCTGGGATAGATGAGCGTATTATCAAGCATGGTGGTTATACTGATGAAATCTATAATATGCTAATTGAACGTTGTGTTAAGTTAGTAGAAAGAGGTAAACTATGGCATGAGTTTATGCCTGGCTACACAATAGAAAAAGTACTAGCCTTAACCAAAAAGTTTTTTATCAAACATAAGATTGGTTTATTAGTTTTCGACTACATCAAAGAACCAGATTTATCGAGCAATACCAACCAAAGAAAAGAATACCAGTTGCTTGGTGATGTTACTACCAAGCTAAAAGACATCGCTGGTGAGTTAAACATCCCAGTTCTTGCTGCTGTACAGATCAATAGAGATGGTGAGATTGCTGATAGTGATAGAATTGCTCGTTATGCTGATGTTATTTCTTTCTGGAGCCCGCGCGAAAAGAAAGAGATAGAAGAATTTCCGGCCGGCGGTGCGTATAAATTATGGATTAAGGACAGCAGGCGTGGTGGTTCTACTCCGAAAGAAGGACTTGGTTATCACTTTTTTAGATCTAAACTTTCTATAAAAGAAGTAGATATATCAGATCAGATGTTAAAAGATAGTTTGACGAAGGGCGTATTGAATGCATACACCACAGACGAAATCCAATAACTGGGAAGATTTTAAAGCGCGTCTCGAAGCATTGAAAACTTCTATTGACCCAAGATATCTTCTTGAATCATTAGGGTTTAAAATTCTTAGGGAGACCCCTAAAGAACTTCGTTGTAGTTGTTTAATTCATGGCGGCGACAACCCAACTTCTTTTCGTTTTAATAAAGAGACTTTAACTTGGGTTTGTTTTTCACGAAGATGTCATGAACTAAATGGTGGTGATATTCTTGGACTTATTCGAAGTGTACTTAAAGTAGATTTTATGGGCGCTGTTAAACATTTACAATCACTTGTTGGTAGTCTTATAGACAGTACTTCTTATGTAGAATACAAACGTAAAAAAGAAAAAGAAGCATTTATGCGTCTTGTGAACAAACCCAAGAAGACAATTGATGCTTTTGTGAATGAAAAATTTTTAGCAGATCATATAGGAATGCGTACTAATTATTTTTTAAAAGAAGGGTATTCTAATGAAGTATTAAACTTCTTTGAAGTTGCCGGCGGTTATGTAGATTCGCATGGAATAGTACGTGAAATTATTCCCATTAGAGATGAATTAGATAATCTTGTGGCATATAGTCTACGAGATACAAGCATCATTGAAGGAGATAATAAATATATTTTAACTCCAGGGTTTGACAAAGACAAAGTTCTGTATAATCTTAATAACGTTCGTAAACATTGTATGGATGACTGGAGACCTATAATTATTGTGGAAGGTTTCAAAAGTGTTTGGAGATTGGCACAGTATGGAATTTCTAAAATAGTTGCTGTAATGGGATCGCATCTGACATCTGGCCAAATTTCACTTTTATGTGCACATGGTTTTCGTAGTGCAGTTATAATGTTTGATAATGATCTTGCTGGTGCACTTGGCACTATAAAAGCATGTGAGGCTCTTGAAGGTAAGATGGATGTATTTCCAACTTACATAACAGAAACAGATATGAATGGTAAAGGGCTTGACCCTTCAGATTTGAGCTATGAACAAGCTCATGAATATCTAAAATATTATATTTGAAAGGAAGTAATGTAAAATGGAAGGTGAAAATTTTGTAAGTTTAACAGGTAGAGTAGTAAATCCCAGTTTGAAGCAGGTTGGGGAAAAGAACACTAGTTTGTTCAATGGTAAGTTAGCTATTCCAACTAGTAATGGTAATGGTAGAGATCAATTTATTAAGATTTCTGCTTGGGGAGCAACGGCAGAAACACTTAACAGTGTTCCTGAGAATCAGTTCATTAAGATTCATGGTCACATTGAAGAGCGCTCTTATGATGGTAAGTGTAAGCACTGTCAAGGAACTGAAAAGAAATACTGGACAAGCGTCGTAGTAGATAGATTCGGCGTTGTAGAATAGGAGATTATATGAGTGACTATATATCAGGTGTGCCTACGATGGTTATGTTGCCGGCACGAAATTACAAATTTAAAATAGTGGCTGGGCCGTTTGAAATACGTATCCCGCGTTCTGGTGCTTATAGTGATATCGCACCTGACTTTTTTAAAGAAGAGGCCGGTAAATTCAGTATCTTGGATAATGACACTTTTTATTTTCCATCTATTACCAAAGTCTTTTTTGCAAAAATGACATATCCAGATTTAACTGATAACCAAGTTTTTGCACCCATTGCTGCAGTTATAGAGGGTGAAGAGGTTGTTGTTATA